GTAACGATCATCAAAAGAGTCATAAGACGCAGCGGCTGATGTTGCACTTGCTGATGCGCTTGTAGCTGATGATGATGCACTTGTAGCACTAGCGGCTGCGGCATTTTGCGATACAAGAGCATTAGCAGCACTCGTAGCGGCAGAAGTTGTTGAGCCAAAAAGAGAATCAATTTGCGTAATTGTGTACGCATCTGCAATACCAAAACCACTTAATGTAGTTGGATTAGTACCCGCTGTAATTCGACCATAAGCGTCAACAGTAACAGATTTATAAGTTCCTACTGTTACGCCAGTAGATGCTAAATCAATATTGTCTGAGTTAACAACAATACGGCTAGACGATGCTGTTCCAACATCTAATGTATTACCACTTTTTGTTAGACCTGCACCTGCGGTAATCTGACCAGCGCCAGAGAATTGAGCAAATGTTACCGCTGTTGTTCCTAAAGTACCACCCGCAGAAATAGTACAGATATATCCGTTATTCGCTTGGGTAGTGCCTTTTTCAACAAAGGTAAAAGCCGCTGTCAATTCAACCCATGTATCTGCATCAGTTGTTCTAGTCCATGAACCAGAGGCAACCAAGTAAATACCATTGGCAGATTGAGTTGATTGATCTTTAACCAATACTCGATCACCAACCGATAAAGCAATTCCATCAATTGTTTGAGTACCAGATAAAGTGATGTTTCCAGTAGTAGCCACAACAACAGAAGCCTTGGCATCAATACCTTGGGCTAGTGCATCAACATAACCCTTTGTAGCCGCATCAGAATCGTTTGTGGGGCTTGCTAAACCTGTGATGGTTGCCGATGTACCAGAATCCATATCCAATTGACCAGAGATGGTCACATTATTGAATGTAGAAGTTCCAGAAGCCGCTGTAACATTTCCAGTTAGGTTTCCAGTTACATTGCCAGTCACATTACCTGTCACAGCACCTGTGTGTGTTCCTGTAGTGTTACCAGTTACATTGCCTGTCAATGGTCCGCTAAAACCAACAGTCGCAGTTATATTAGTTCCGCTAATAGTCTGTGGTGTTGTGTTGCCAATAACAACATTATTTAATACGCCACCAGTAACAGTAATAGACGATGTTGTGACAGGACCATAAAAGTTGTCACCTGATGAACCATCTTGAAAATTCTTTAACTGGCTCATCAAAATGCGTATTGCATTATTGATACCAGACGGGGCACAACCCTCGGCAATGTTTACTGAACCAATATCGCTATTGTTATTAGCGGTACTGCTGTACTCGGAGATTTTGGTCTTTGCCATTATTTAATCCTTATTAAGGTGTAGCCATGCCAGTTAAATCAACTCGATAAGGCTTTTCTGTTAAACCAAATGTAGCACCATAACCTAACTGAAGTGCTTTTCGTTGCAACTCTTTGCTCAATGGCTCTACTGTCATAACTGATGCTTTTTTCATCAAGCTAGAAGCAAGTTTAGGGTCTAGCATTGCATTGACCAATAACTCACGAATTGCATCATCTGTGCCGTTATATAACCAGTTCATTGGTGCAGATACCTTCTGTAAAACAGGAGGAACATCACCAAACATTTGCTTACCAATCATGCCACCAATCACATTGGCAGTACTCATGTTTTTAAATGTATCTGAACCCATTGGCTTAGTAGCACGAGCCAACACACCACTATCTAAGTCTTCAGCAACACGCTTCAAAACAGCTAATTGAGTATTGGAAAGGTTAGTTTCCTTTTCTGCTGCACGAATAGCATTTAAAAACTTGGGTTGTGAAATCAGATAGTCGTTAGCTCTTGATGGGTCTGGTGTAGTCGAAAGAACCTTGCCTTTAAATTGTTGTGCAGCCTCAAGACGCTCAATGCCTTTGCTAGAAGCAGCATACTTAGACAAGTAGTCTTTGTAACCAGTAGCACCTGCCTCGATAGCATCATCTACAGAACGAATCACAGCTTCAAGTTGTGGTTTGGCTGCTCGATATGCACCTGATGTTGGGCCACCTCTGTCAGCTTTATCTAATAATCCTTGAGCAGCAGCCCTTAAATCTTTACGAATCTCATAAAGTTCAGCAGGTGTAGATGCTCTAGCAATATCGTCTTTTGCGTCTTTCAACACAGACATAACAGTCTGACGCTTGCCTACTGGTGAAGCAAGAATATCATCAATCGTCTTATTGACTGTTAAAGCAATTCCAGACTGAAATATCTCTGGCGTAACAGTTGAGTTAGCAAATGCTTGCTCACGCAAAGGTGCTGTTACTTCATCACGCTTCTTAATGGCTGCTGTAAGTGCATCATCATCTTTAGCAAGACGATTCAAAATAGCCATCTGTGCTTGGTTAGCTTCTAATGCCTGAGTAGCAAAACGAGCCTTAGTATTATCCATGCCTCTTAACGCAGTCTCAGCGTTAATCAAACCAAGATCACGAGTTGCTTGTGCAGTAGTAGGTGTATATCCACCAATCTTAGGCACATAAGTCTCACCAGACTTAATTGCTTGTTCAGCATCAGATGCCAAGTTACGCAACACATTGCCTGTGATAACTTCACGACCTGCTTGTGTGAATGGGCGAACAATCTCTTTAGAAGTTCTAGCAACAATAGGCGCAGAACCAACAGCACCACCTGCTGTTATAGCACCTGCCAATGCACCAAGTGTTTGACCAACAGGGCCAACATCACTCTCACGAGCAGCACCAGATGCCAATGCACCTGCTGTAGCAGCAGCACCCTGAGTACCTAAACTCTTGGTAAAGAATTCCTGTGCTTGTGTTGGCAAATTCTTAGCAATGGAGGCAGGGCCAGCAACACCAAAACCTGCACTTGTTACATCTTGAACGACACGCTCTTGTGATGTTCTAGGTGTAGGTACACCAGCTTGTGTCATCAAGTTCTGTAATGCTTGGCTAGTAGGTTGCATAACTTGTCTACCTGCAAGCAAGTTAATCAATCCTGTTAGCGCATCAGCACCCATCGTAGGAATAGATAAAGCGCCAGTTAATGCTGCTCTACCTGTCAACCCTAACTGTCTGCCAAAATCATTAACACTTCCTAATTGCATTTGTTCAGCACGAGGAGGAGTAGTAATATCTTTAATTGCTTCTTCTCTCGTCATTCTCCTAGGTGGCGCACTAGGAACTTCAGTCTTTGATTGCTCAAGAGCATACTGATACGCTTGTGCGTCAGTCAGTTCTTTGTCAGAAATGACTTCGTATGTTCCTTTTCCTTCAATCGTTACTTCATAGGTTGCCATAATCAACCTTTCTTTCTAACAGTAACACCAGATGGTAATGACTCAGGAACTCTTAGAGTATCGTAAGGGTTAATGATTGCTTCTGGTTTACCGCCTAATTCAGAATTCAGATTACGATAAACATTAAGTGTTGGCTCAAGCGCTTTCTTTCTTTCGCTGACAATGCCATCAACAATCGCCTTTAAGTCATCTCGCTCTTTTGGTGTAAATGTTCCACCTTTTTGTAGCTTTTGAGCAGCTAATTGAATGTTTGTTGGGATAGAACGATTGCCAATAATTGTGTTTACATCACCCTGTTGAACAGCACCAGTTTGGTCATACACTTTTGCAATGTTGTAAATCAATGCGCCATCAGCACTTGTGTTGCCTGATTTTGCTTTTCCATAAGCATCGTAGAAAGCAGATGCACGACCAGCAACAGTAGTGTCGCCAGTATCTTTTAGTGTTCCTTGCCATTGGTTTACTGTAGCAAGTTGCTGTTTATTAACTGCTGTCTTGTCATTTAAATCAATAGCAAATTTAGGTGCGCCAGCATTTTTCAAGTCTTTCTGATACTGCATGAAGTTACCTGTGTAACCTTCGTTTACAGCTTGTTGAAAGTCTCTGTATGTTGATGTTAGATTTTCTTTAGGTGCGCCTTCAGCAACAGTATCAACTTTTCCAGTAATAGGATTAACACGAATAAGTTTTGCACCTTCAGCCAATGTAGTAGTTTCGCCACCCATAGCCTTCTGAGCAGTAAGCAAGTCAGCAAGTGCTTTACGACCTTCTGGTGTAGCCATCAATTTAGGGGCAAGAGCTTCCAAACCAAGACCTGCTGCCTGTGGTTGATTAGGCCCTGCAATCTCTTGACCCATCATGTTTGTCAATCGAGTGTCAGCAAATGTTTCTGGACGATATGCTTTTGTAATCTCTTGCTCAACAGCTTGCTGACGCATCAATGCCTGTTCTTCAGCCTTACGCTTACGCAACATTTCTTGCAGTTGGGCATTTTGTAGTTGATCTTGCAAAGCACCTTGCATACCACCTTTGTAGGCTCTCTGACCAAGTTGCAAACCTTCAGCAATAGACTGACCAGTATTGCCACCTTGGAACAATCTACCTGCTAGGGCATACAAGGCTTGCGCTTGAGCATCGTCACGACTGCGCTTAATGTCTTCAGGAGACATACCGAGTAGACCCATTGTGTCCACTCCACCAGTACCAAAAATGTCTAATAGTCCTGCCATGATTTATTCCTTAAGGTGTACCAAACAAGCTATTCCACCCAGAACTCAGCCATCCAGTATTTCTTTCTAGTCCACCTAATACAGCCGCACCACCTAATAGGTTTTGCAAGGTAGATGTATCTGCCGCACCACTTGTAGTAGATTGACCAACACGACCTAATGGGTTGCCATAAACCAATGACAGATAGTTCTGCAAGTTCTGTTGTGGCTGGTTTTGCAAGAAGTTAAATCGAGCCATGTCAGCTTGTTGCTGTGCGCCTGTATAACCCTCACGAGCCTGACCTGCCGCCAACATATTCTGAATGTCTTGGTAGTCAGCAGAAGCCATTGCAGGAGCAGCCATCGTAGCCGCTTGTTGCATACCACGCTCTTGTGCATAGTTCTGATAAGCCAGTTGTCCAGCAGTATCAGCCAAACTCTTAGCGAACTGACCGCTTGCACGATCTTGCAAAGACTGCATTGCACCGCTACCATAACGACCTGCTCTAGATGCCGCAGAACCTACATCACCCAAAGTCTGTTTAAACTGAGCCTCTGCCGCTGTTGCCGCAGGTTGGAAAGCACCTTGAAAGAATGGATTGCCTTGCAAGAATCCACCAGAGATAGTGTTTTGCAATTGACCTTGTGCAGACTGAAGTAAGGGATTACCCTGAGAAGCACGAGCCTCAAGAGCCTGTAAACCAGTTTGAGTAGTTTGAGATGGGCTTACAAAAGTCTGACCACCATAATACTGAGGACCACCGCCTTGATACAGCTTTTGTGCCTCAGTCAAACCATATTGCAGAAATGGTTGGATTGTTGGGTCAATTTGAGATGTGGTAGTTGTCGCCATGTTTTACTCCTAGAGTTTCGGATTCCATAGCGGGTCATCCACGGAATCCATTATAGATTGAAAGTTATCCGATAACAACATATTTGTATGTCTTGTTAGCAGTCGAATTTGCAAAATGAGTGATTGTTGCCGTACCCTGTCCCTGAGAACTTGTATAAATGTTTGTCAAGGCATTGGGAGAGACAAGATTTAGCGTAGTAATCAATGACGCTGTAGATGGTCTTGTCGGGCTTGTCTGGGTAGGTAAATGCTCTAATGAAATACTTGTGCTAGTAGCCGACCACCACAATTCAATGTAATCGTTAGCCGCTAACTCTATAAAGTAGTTCCAACCAACAATTGCATGACCATCCACGCCACCATGCGAGTTAGGAATAGAGATAAACCCTGTTGAGCCAGTTATATCAGTACCATTCTTACGCAACCAGACGCTTACATCATGGATTTGTGTATCAGTATTGTTGAACTGACCAGACCATTGGAAGTTATATGTTCCAGCGTTCTTAACATTCATTCTTGAACTATTACTCAGAGTTATCCCATTAGAGTAATCAGTTGTGTCCAAGGTCATGGCATAGGCAGTATTTGCCGTTCCAATCGCTTGATCGACAAGGCTCTGAAAAGCCCCATACGGCATTACATCAGAATAAGCCGCAGCAGAGGCAGGTGCAAACAAGATAACGCTGTCTGGTCCGATTCTTCTGTCTATTAAAGTGGTAGATGTAGCACCACCAGTAGCCAGAGTTATCGTGCCTGTGTTATTGGTCTTGCCATCCATGATGCCACGGACAACCTCAGCAACTTGACGCTGATCTCCACCAAAAGGAGGAAGACTTCTAAACATCAGCGAACACCTTGTCCAACAACATCAACATCAATAGCCACAGCATTTTCCCAATTAGCGCCAGTAGGAACTAATTGAAGTCGATGGTATCTACCCGAACTACGCAGAGAAATTCTATTTTCAGAATCAGCACTAACAGGAGTACCAAAAGTAACCTGCTCACTTAGTAGCTTTCTTGATGCAACAGCAACTGTGGCAGAGCCATTATCAACTTGCGGACGAGCCAAAGTTATTACGGATGGTCCACCAAGATCAATGTCTCCAGTAGCAATTTGACCTGTCAAACTTGCACCAGTATAGGTATAAACCCTTGAGCCTAATGTGCCACCAAGGAAATATCTACCACCAACATACAAACGAGAATCAAGGCTAGTTGTCAAAGCATCAATAGAACCAGAAATGCTATCCAATTGCTCTAAAGTCACAGAACTACTAGATGCCTCTGATAGATAGTCAGTTCCAGCATCAGCATAAGTCCACCGCTTAGTCGAGAAGTTGTAAATCATTAACTTACGACTTCCATCGGTTGCCACATAATTCCAAATAACAAGTTTGCGAATTGGGTCAACAGCCGCAGACATAGAGCCATAATCAGACTCTGATGCGTCATCAATGAAAAAGCGATCTACCTTTTCATTTCCAATTGGTTGAACAGTTTGTCCATCACACAAATAGAATCCATCATCAGATAAGAAAAATGTAATTCCTTGGTACTGTGCAATTGAGCCTGCAACCATACACCCTTTATTCCTTGAGATGTTGTCAAACTGGAATATAAAAGGCGTACCAACATAAGTCATTCGACTGATGGCTCTTTCTAAAAATACTATACCGAACTCACCACCTCTAATGCCTACAATTTGACCACCATCAGGAATATCTTGATAGTCAGATTGAGTATTTACATCTTCAGTCCAATCGGTTTCATCATTGATTGCAGACCATCTAACACGATACTGCTGTTGTGTTGTTTCCAAAGTATTAGCAACAACCACAAAATCACGAACTACAGTAATGTATTTAGCAATTGGGGCAGTCGCATCTAAATCTGCAAATGATGTAGAAGTTCCTAGTGTCCATGCTTGTAGTTTGTCGGCATTGTTGGTTGTAATAACAGTTTTTCCAAACTGAGTAAAACGAACCTTATCGTTAATTCCAGTAGTCATTCCTGACTTAACTAGTGTTAATGCACCAATACCATCAACTGTATAAATTTTGCTTGCGCCAGAAGTGAACAATTGTGTTGTCGAGTCTGGATTTTTTGCAGCATATAGAGTAACCAAATCCTCTGCCGCTGAACCAGAAAAAGCTACAGCACTTGGGAAAGGTCCGTAACCAATGGCTTGAGAAACAACATTCTTTGCATTTGTTAACGCACCAGAGATACCAGACTGGTCAGGCATCCATTCACCAAGTTGTATTCTTTGTGTAGGCATATTAGATGTATGAGTTTCTCATTGCTAAAGGAACACCAGAATACTGACCTTTTTCATCTGAACGAGTCAGAGAAGACATCGCTTTATCAAACATAGTTCCCCATGTGTTGATACGAGCATCATTCATCAAATAAGGCTCTGCTTCTAGCAAAGATGAGTACAAAAGCAAATCAGGACAAACAGTTAAAAATGTGTTTGATGTGTTTGAGTCGCTTAGAAATGGTGGCGCAGCAGAATAA